AGTGCATTTGTTTCATCACCCGAAACTCCGAGTCCTGATATGAACTTACCTAATCTACAGTTTTGGAACTGTATGGATTACGGTGTAGTTGCAATTACAAAGCAATTCATTGGTTCTATGGACTATGAATTGTATACTCGCGACTTTGGTATTCAAAAAGGTACATACATTTGTACAATAGATAACTACCATCAAGATCCTGAAGTAGTTGACTATGCAACAAGTGAAAATCCCGCAGAGCATAAGTCACATAATCTAATTGAATTAGAGAATGGACAGTATGCACTGTATCCAAATAATAGAATGCGTATCTTTGATAACAGTTTGACACCTGTCGAACCAAAAATGCCTGACTTTAAGGTATCAACTCAATATTATCAAGTTGAAAATGGATTTGAACGTCTCGGTATGGGTCGTGAAGACGAATATTTTTGGAAAACTGCTAAAGAACGTGAAGAACCATCCAACAAAGAGGAAAACACCGATGTCTGATGAACTCTATCCAAATAGAAATACAAAATTCATGCGTGAAGTATGGGGAACAACGAGTTTGACCTCTGATTATTGGTCATTACCCGTTAAAAAAGTACTTCAAGAGATCGAAAACGACGATTTAACCTCCAAAACGGACAATTTGGACGTTGATGGTGAAATTTTTGATCCGAATCCTTAATAAATAAAATATAATCGCTATATTCGTGTGCCGATACAACGGGTAAGTCAAGGTTTTAAAGATGTGAGCATGACTTTTCAGAGAAACCCTCTGAATGATGATCTTGTAACGCTTAAAAATCAGACTGCAATTTCCCGTTCAGTAAAAAATATCATATTTACGCAACCTGGAGAGAAATTTTTTGATGAGGACTTTGGTTCTCGCGTCTCCAGGTTTTTATTTGAGAATATTAATCCTATTACTGCTTCTAACATTAGAGATGAGATAGTTCAATCTATTTTGAACTATGAACCTAGAGTTAAATTGTCAGATGTATTCGTTATTCCTGATTATGACGGAAATGTAATGAATGTAGCAATAGTATACAACATCATTGGTGCTGATATACCACCACAATCATTAGATTTCGTTTTGCAACCAACCAGGTAAAAAATGCCACTATCAAATTTCACTAACCTGGATTTTAATCAGGTTAAAACAACACTTAGAGAATATTTAAAGGAAAATTCTAGTTTTACAGACTATGATTTTGAAGGATCTAACCTTTCTACGATTCTTGATGTTTTGGCATACAATACCTATATTACTTCATACAATGCAAACATGGTTGCAAATGAAGTTTTTATTGATAGTGCAACATTAAGAGAGAATGTGGTCTCTTTAGCAAGAAATATTGGGTACACACCAAAATCAAGGAAAGCTGCCCGTGCTACCATCACATTTTTTATTAACACTGGTGATCTTTCACCTGCACCAGCAACAATTACCCTTCAAAAAGGAGTTGTAGCAAGTTCTTCTAGTTCTTTTGGTTCTCAATCGTTCGTTTTCTCAATTTTAGAGGATGTTACGGTTCCTGTTGTCAATGATACCGCACAATTCAACAATATTCCCATTTATGAGGGCAATTTAGTAAGTTCTAACTTCACTTATAACGCAAGAAACCCAGAACAAAAATTTATTCTGGATAATATTGGTATTGACAGTGATTTAATGACAGTTTCTGTTAAACCAAACCAACAATCTTCTAGAAGTGTAAAATATAGTCTTCAAAACAGTTTATTTGATATTAATAGTACTTCGACAGTTTACTTTATTCAAGAAGTTGATGATGAAAGGTATCAAGTCATTTTTGGAGACGGTGTTTTTGGTAAAAAACTTGAAGACTCTAATTTTGTCACTGTAAGTTATATCACTTCTAGTGGAGATGCTGCAAATGGAGTCAATAACTTTAAATTTTCTGGAAGACTAGTATATAATCGCAATTCTGCCGATTATATCGTTACTTCTGGTATTTCTGCACTCACAACAGGTATAACTGCATCTGGAGGTGAGTCAATTGAAGGTGTTGAGTCTATTAAGAAGTTTGCTCCTCGCATATATGCTTCTCAAAATAGAGCACTAACTGCAAATGATTATGAAACACTAATTCCAGCAAGAATTTATCCTGAAACTGAGTCAATTTCAGTTTTTGGAGGAGAAGAGTTAGTTCCACCTCAGTATGGTAAAGTTTTCATTAGTATAAAACCTAGATTTGGTGATTTTCTACCAAATTTAATGAAAGAGAATATAAAACTCAAATTAAAGAAATATGCCGTCGCTGGAATCGTTCCAGAAATTCTAGATCTCAAATATCTTTACTTAGAAATTGATAGTAAGGTTTATTATAACACAAACTTAGCACCATCAGCATCTGCAGTATCTACTATTGTTCAGAATAACGCAAATAAATATTCTGAATCTTCTGAAATGAATAAGTATGGTGCTAGATTTAAATATAGTAAATTTTTGAAAATTATTGATGATAGTCATGAAGCAGTGACTTCTAATATTACCACAATCAAGATGAGAAGAGACTTGAGAGTTGTTATTAATGCTTTTGCAGAATATTCGATTGGATTTGGTAATGAATTCTATATTAAATCAATGAATGGTTACAATATCAAATCTTCAGGGTTTAATGTAGCAGGTATTAATGAACCAGTGTACTTGGGAGACCTTCCTGACACCAATAGAATAAATGGTACGGTATTCTTGTTTACTGTTCCATCTATTGGTTCTCAATCACCTACCATTGTAAGAAGAAACGCTGGAACCATTAATTATGCATCTGGAATTATAACTCTTAATCCTATTAATATTCTTTCAGCAAAAAATAAAGATGGAATCCCAATTATAGAAATTGAAGCAACTCCTTTATCCAATGACGTTGTTGGATTACAGGATCTTTATTTGCAACTAGATATAGGGGGTAGCAATGTTGAAATGATTGTTGATGAAATATCCTCTGGGTTAGATCCATCAGCATCAAATTACATTGTATCACCAAGTTACGCAAATGGCAACCTAGTTAGAGCAGGTGGTAGTACATCTACTACAAGTACCTCACAAGGGACTACAGGCACCACTGGTGGAACGTTTACTACAAGGGGCACAACAGGTTCAACTTCTTCTGCACCAACTACAACTACATCTACATCTGGATCCTCAGGATCAAGTTCTTCATACTAAGACGATAAATCCATAAAATGTCAAAAAACAGAGTCCAACTTAACAGTGTTGTTTCTAGTCAACTTCCCCAATATGTGCAGGAAGATTATCCTCTAGTATCCAGTTTTTTAAAGCAGTACTATCTCGGACAAGAGTATCAGAGTGGACCTGTTGATCTAATTCAAAATATTGATGAATATATTAAATTAGATGAGACAACAAACGTAGTTGAATCCGCTATCCTTCAAGGTGACTTAAGTTTTTATGATAAAACAATTAAAGTAGACCCTTCGGAATCTCCTACAGGGACAATTGGATTTCCAGATTCTTATGGATTGCTTAAAATTGATAATGAAATAATTACATATACAGGAAAAACTGATTATTCTTTTACTGGATGTAGAAGAGGATTTGTAGGAATTACCTCATATAAGAGCGGTACAAATAATAATGAACTAATATTTGAAGAAAGTGAATATGATGATCATTCTGCAGGTTCAACTATTGAAAACCTGAGTATCTTATTTTTAAAGCAATTTTTACTCAAAACAAAAAATCAACTTCTTCCTGGATTAGAGAATAGAACTTTAACTGAAGATCTTAATGAAAATATTTTTGTAAAGCAATCTAAAGATTTTTATCTTAGTAAAGGAACTGATCAATCTTATAAAATTTTATTTAAAGCATTATACAATAAAGACGTTTCTGTCATTAGACCATCGGAGTTTTTGTTTACTCCATCTAATGGCAGATATGAAATTGTAAATCAATTAATTGTAGAACCTATTTCTGGTGATCCAGAAAATTTAGATACTGCAACTTTTTATCAAGATGCATATAAGTTTGATAAAAATATTGGTAGATCATATGCTCCAATAACTTCAGTGGAGAAAATTGAAGTAGGATACGGGCAAACTTTCTATAAATTAAATTTTGATGGAGGATATAACAGAGACATAGGTGTTTCTGGAGTAGAATATGGTCAATTTAAGATAGAACCATCTACAAAAGTCATTGGAGCAGTTTCTTCTGGTTCTACCATTTTTGATGTTGACTCTACTGTTGGGTTTGGAACCACAGGAGAATTGTATGTAACTTACAATGATACTACAACTGGGGTTGTATCATACACCTCAAAATCTTTAACTCAGTTCTTTGGAGTAACAAATTTAAGTGGTATCATTGATGATGCAACTACAGTTGGCATTAATACTTTTTCATATGGTAGATCAAGATTAAATCAAGATGAAATAATAAAGGTTAGATTATCCTCGGTATATAATTCAGCAAAATTACCAAAAAATACTAGTTCTTTTGTAAAAGGAACTACGGCAAATATAACTACATATGGAATTTCAGAAAACAATTTTAAAACGGATAAATGGGAATATAACGTATCTCCTCGTTACAGTGTAGAGAAAGTAGAATTACTTGATAGTTCAGACTTTACATATGTAATTACTCTAAAATCTAAGCATTACCTCAAAATTGGTAATTCTATTTTTGTAGTTTTAAAAGACAAAACAAAAATTTCTTCTACAGTAATTAGTATTGATAACGAAAAATCTTGTAAAATACGAGGTCAGGGTTCTTTAGCAAGTTCTCAAGTTTCTTCTATACAAAGAAAGATCCAAAAAGGATCTTCAAATACTTTTCCGAATATTACTTCTTTTTCAACTGGAGTTGATAATTTATATAAAAATGACGACGGAGAATATATTGTTGCATCTCCATCAATTCCTTCATATAATTCCCAACCAATTGAAGTTACCCCAAGAAAAATAACTTTTTCTGGAACGTTTAGTGGATCTGAATTTGAAATAACTCCAGGCGTAGAGCATGGATTTTATACTGGGGATGCAGTTTATTATGCTGCAAGCACATCAGATGAAAAATATGTTGATTCCTCAGGAACTGTAAGGACCAGGCAAAAAAGAAATACGGGTTTATTTGATGATGGACTTTACTTTGTATCAAGAGTTGATGGATTTACTTTAAAATTTGCAAGGAGTAGAGATGATATTAACACTGGAAATTTTGTAAATGTTGAAAGTTCGACAACTGTAAGTGATAGTAGTATTCAACCATATACTTCTTTTGATAAAACATTAAAACCCCAAAAACTCTTAAGAAAAATTATTGATCCAAAGAGTCAGGGAGTTAAAACCAAAACACTGCCAGGAACTACTGGAATATTAATTAATGGTGTTGAAGTTTTAAATTATAAATCCGAGGATGTTGTACGATATGGTGCCATTGAAAGTATTGATATTTTGTCGCCATCAAATAATATTGATATCATAAATCCTCCAAATTTAATTATTAGCGATACTGTTGGGACCGGTGCAACTGGACATATTGCAGTATCTGGTTCTTTAAGAGAAATAAGAGTATTGGATAGTGGGTTTGATTATCTATCAACACCAACTCTTAAAATTGATGGTGGAAATGGTGCGGGTGCATTTGGCACAGTCAACATGAAAATGATTGATCATTCTCCAGAGTTTTTTGCAGATGAAGCATCTGCAAAAGTATCATTAACAAACAATACAATTGGATTTTCGACATACCATAAATTCAGAAATGCAGAGCAAGTAATATACAAAACTTTTGATGATGAATGTGTAGTTGGTTTAGACACTAGTGCATTATACTTTGTATCTGTATCTGATAATGTAACAGTTAAATTGCATCCAACTCAAGCAGACGTTATATCTGGTATAAACACAGTAAATTTAACTGGATTTGGTATTGGTAAACATGCACTTCAAAGTGTAAATAAAAAATCTGTTATATCTTCTGTTAATATTGTTAATAATGGAAGTGATTATGAAACGAAGAAGAGAACAGCACATGTAACTGGAATCAATACTTCCTCAAATCTAATCACGATTAAAAATCATGGTTATCAAAATGGTGAAAAAATCAAATATACTGTAGTAGGTTCTGTTGCAGAGGGTCTTACAAATAATACGGAATATTATGTAACCAGTAGAGATGATGATTCGTTTAGACTTTCTGCAGTTGGTGTTAGTTCCGATAAAGAATTTTATTATAGAACTAAGCAATATGAAGATATTAAATCTGTTGGTGTAGGAACACATGTTTTTAATTATCCAGATATCACCGCAACTTTGATTGGAGAAGTTGGAATATCTTCAATTGGAACAGAAACTTTTAAAGCAAATATTCAACCAATAGTTAGAGGTCAAATTTCTTCAGTTCATATTGAAAATGGTGGAGTTGGTTATGGATCTTCAGAAATATTAAATTACGACCGTCAACCAACCATTACGATTAGTAGTGGAAAAAATGCTCAAGTAAAACCAATTATTAGTAATGGAAGGATTACGCAAGTTATAGTTTTAAATTCTGGGACTGGATATAAATCCACACCAGATCTTAGAATTGCTGGTTCTGGTGTCGGTGCAGTCTTAATCCCTATTATCGTAAATGAATCTCTTTCAGAAATTAGAGTTTTAGAATCTGGTGGTGGATATGATGAATTGGATACTTTAATTACTATTGAAACTAATTCTGAAACTGAAAATCAACCAGTATTTTATTCTAATCTCAAAACATGGAGAGTAAATCTTTTTGAGAAAAATTTACCATTTTTTACTAAAGATGATGGTATAGTATCTCCTTCAAATTATGAACTTCAGTATTTCCATCTTTATCCCCCTAGAGTTCTAAGAGAAAGCACATATTCTATTAACTCAGAAGGAAATGTTTTATATGGAGAAAGTGATCTTCGTAAAGTTAGTAGTATTGAAGTGGACTCTCAACAGCATTCCCCTATATTAGGATTTGCGTATGATGGTAACCCGATATATGGTCCATATGGATATACTACACAAACTGGCGGTGCAGTAACTCAATTAAAATCTGGATATGCTCTTGATTTAAAACCAGGAAGACCACCTCTTTCAAGTTATCCTGAAGGATTTTTTGTTGAAGATTATACTCACACTAAAACTACTGATGTTTCAACCCTTGACGAAAATAATGGAAGATTTGGAGTAACTCCAGATTATCCCAATGGAACTTATGCATATTATATGACGGTCAATGATTTGCAGACCGAAGCATCTGGAGTATTTGAAAAATATAAAAAACCCGTTTTTCCATATATTATTGGAGAAAATTACTACTCTATTCCAGATAAATTTAATTTCGATCCTTCATCAAATCAGGATGAATTTAATTTTCAAACAAGTGATTTAAGAAGAAATACTAATCCACTCAATTTAATTGAAGATACTCAGGAATATCCATATCTGTTTATTCCAAATAAATTTAATCAAACTGCAAAAATAAATGCTGCTTCTCCAGGAACTATTGATTCTATTGGAATTTTAACTGGTGGAAATAATTATAAAGTAAATGAAACTTTAGTATTCAATAATGATAGAACCAGTGGAGATAGTGCTTATGCTAGAATCAGTAGAGTAGCAGGTAAACCAGTTTCCAATATCAGTGTAGCAACTAGTTCTATTGCTGGGGTAGAAATATATCCCAAATCTTCTGGAACATATGAAGTTGTTTGCGATAATCCTCATGAGTTCCAAAACTTAGATGTAATAAGAATTACTGGACTTTCCACAAATGCCAGTGGAATTGAGGGGACATATACAGTAGGAATTTCTTCTAACATACTTCGTCTTGCTGGTGTTGGAACAACCGCAGTTGCAATTGGAACTGAAGGTGTAACTGGATTAGTTACTTACTTTAATGTAACTGGAGATATTCTTAATACTAAAGTAAATGATGTTTTGGGTATTGGAACAGAGAAAGTAAAGGTGCTTAATGTAGACTTTGAAAACTCTAGATTAAGAGTTTTAAGGTCAGTTAGTGGAACTGTCTCTGCCGGACATACTATTGGTAAGTTTCTTATTGAGGACTCTAGAAATCTTGATATAAAGACTGGTATTACTTCGACATACAAATTTACAAGAAATGAAGAAATTTATTTTGATCCATCTGAAACAGTTGGATTAGGAACCACTGCTGGAATTGGTATTGGATCTACACTTGCTTTTGCAAATCCAGGTGCAGGTATCACTCAAAAATTTATCCCAACCAAAACTCTTTATTTTAAAAATCATAGTTTTAAAACAGGAGATCAATTAACTTACTCTACAGGAAATGGTGGAACAGGTCTTTATGTTCAAGATGAAACTAATGTTGGTTTAGGAACAACTCTTGCTAGTGGAGATAAAGTATTTGTTGCTAGAGTAGATGATGACCTTATTGGAATTGCAACAGTGAGGGTTGGTCTTGGGACTACTGGAACTTTTGTCGGGGTTGCTGCCTCCCATAGAGGGTCCTCAACGTTGTTCTTCAAAGGTGTTGGTGTCGGCAATTCTCATAGTTTTACCACTAATCATACGGCAATAACTGGAGAAATAAAGAAGAATACTGTCACCGTAAACACAACAGAAGCACATGGAATCAGTGCAAAACATAGAGTAGATATATTTGTCAATCCTAGAACAAACAAAAATATAATCGTAAAATATAATGATTACAATAGAAATGTTGTTTTCAATCCTCTTGGATTTTCTTCTACAGGAATTAACACATCAACTGGAGCGATTAATATTCCAGATCATAAGTTTAGAGGTGGAGAAAAAGTAATTTATAATGTCGGAATTGGTAGTGATATTTCTGACGGATTAATCAATGAAAACATTTATTACATTTCTAGAGTAGATGATAATAATTTTAAGTTATCTAATACTTACTATGATGCCACTAAAGACATTCCAGTCACAGTTGGAGTTGCCAGTACTGGATTAACTGGTGGTAATATTAATCCAATTAATCCACCAATATCATTATATAAAGATTCTACAGTTACTTTTGATCTTTCTGATTCTTCTCTTGGATATTCGGTATTAGGATCTAGTTATCCTGCATTTGAATTAAACCTTTATAGAGATAAAGACTGCAAAATTCGTTGGAATAAATCCGATGACAGTAAAATATTTGAATATTCCTCTTCCGGTCAAGTTGGTTCTGCCGGTGGAGAATCTATTCTAAGTGTAAATTCTAATTTACCAGAAAGTCTCTTCTACAAACTTGATCTAGTCTATAATGCAAGTCTACCATCCATTAAATCCGAAATAACAACTGACGATGATGTTATTTCTGGAAATGAATTAAAAATTGTAAGTAGCAAATATAATGGAAATCACAGACTTATTGTAGGGTCTACAACTTCTTTCTTATACGATTTAAGTGAATTGCCCGAAAGTGTGTCTTATGCGTCAACTATCTCTGAAATATTTTATGAAACAGATTGCACTCATACTGAAGGTCCAATCGCCAAAATTGATGTCATAAACCCAGGTAAAAATTATTATGCTCTACCAGGAATTTCCACACTTAATAGTGTTTCTGGTGATGGAGCAATCTTAGAAGCAAAAAGTTCTACTATTGGTAGTTTAAAATCTGTTTCCATTAAAGATATTGGATTTAATCTTCCTTCTGATAATACTTTGAACCCCAGATTACTTTTCCCACAATCGATTCGTATTGAACCATTAGCAGTATTAGAATCTGTTGGCATAACTTCTTTCGGAAGAGGATTCTCTATAACACCAAAACTAGTTGTAATAGATGGGAAGACCAATTTACCGGTTAATGATGTAGATCTTAAGATGACTCTTGGAAGTTCCGAAGTTAAAATCTTAAAAAATACGAATGGATTATCCAATGTAACTCCTAAAATTATTCCAACACTCACTGATTCTGGAGTGGGAATTAGCACAATTGAATATTTTCCTACAACTAAGGATGCACTAGTAACTTTATCCGTAGGATTTAGCACGGTAAATAGTTTCCCATTTGCAGTTGGTGATAAAGTTCTAGTTGAAAATGTTAGTGTTGGAGTCGGTTCAACCGGAAAAAATTATAATTCCTCTGGATATGATTATAAGTTATTTGAACTAACTGAGGTCAGTCCCAATCTTGGTGGAATTGGATCAGTTAGATTTAATATGTCTAATCTTTTTGAAGCAGATCAATTCCCAGGTCAATTTGATGCCGTAAATTCCACTGCAAGAATAACTGCACAGAAACATTTCCCCCTCTTCCAAAGTAATTTGGTTCTTAATAATTACATTATAGGAGAAACTGTTACTTCAGAATCTGCAACTGGAGTAGTTGAAGATTGGAATCCTATTACATCTATTGTTAGAGTATCTTCTAAGGACAACTTTGTAGTTGGAGAAAAAATAACTGGTAAATCATCTAAAGTTGTCAGTATTGCTTCTTCTGCAACTTCATTTGAATCTTATCTTGAGTATGGTGCATCATCAAAAGTTGTTAGGGGATGGCAGAGTGATTCTGGAGAACTTAACTACAATCTTCAAAGAATTCAAGACAATTTTTATTATCAAAAATTCTCATATTCTCTTAAATCCGAAGTCCCATATGATACTTGGAATGACGTTGTTTCATCAACCAACCATACTTTAGGATATAAAAAATTCTCCGATTATCAGTTAGAATCTACAAATTCTAATCAAATGTCAGTTGGACTGTCTACTGAACTTGGATCTGTAGATACGGTAAATGATTTGAATGGATTTGGTAATTTAAATTGTGTTGCTGACTTTGATTTGGTGACAGAAAATAATATTAACTCGGGAACAATATCCGATGAAATGATATTTGCTAATAGAATCCTAACGGACTATTTTGAATCTGTCGGAAACAGGGTTCTTTCTATTGATGATATTAGTGGAGAATTTAACAGTGAACCAAGATTAACTCCGTTTAGTGTTATTAACACGTTCAGTCTCTCTGATGCAAGAGCATTAAAATATGTTACTTATGTTAGAGATAAGAGATATACTCAGGAAAGACAACTTCTTATTGTGGATTTGGTTCATGATGGCGTAAGAGCATATATGAATCAATACGGAAGAATTGAAACTCAATATGATCAAGGTTCTTTTGACTTCTCTGTTAGTGGAACAGATGGTCAATTGCTATTCTATCCAACTAAATCTACTGTTAATGACTATAATGTAACTACATTATCTTACAATATTAGTGGTATCGCAACTGTAGGAACTGGAGTTACTTATTTTGGTAGCGGTGTTTTAGTAGACACTTCTAGCACTGAAGTCACTTCTGGTTCCAGTTCTACGATTGTATCGATAGCGAGTACATATAATTCTGCTAAAGTTTTGGTATCTATCAATCCAGATTCTACACAGAATGATAAATTTGAGATGGTTGAACTTAATGTCACTCATGATGGAACTACAGTAGAGTTACTTGAATTTGGTCAACTAACTACTGGGGGATTTGATTCTTTTTCTGGTGGTGCAGGACTCGGAACCTACTCTGCAGCAATATCGGGAAGTAATTTAGAAATTGATTTCTATCCTGGAGTGGGTATTGCTACTACATGTTTGGTGAACACTGTTCAAGTTGCATTATCTCAAAATACTTCTGGAATTGCAACAACTAAATTACAATTTGCTGAAATTGATGGAAGAACAACCAGCATTTCTGCCTCTGGAACTCCTGGAGTTACAACTGTCTCCCAATATGGTAATGATTACGACTCTGCATACTTTATAGCACAGGTTGCTGATACAACTAATGGTAGATATCAGATTTCTGAATTAGTTGTTGTTGATGATTATCTTGATGCGACAAATTCATATGATACCTATTTCACCGAGTATGGTAATGTTGAAACTGGTGTTGGATTAGGAACGTTTGGAACTAGTATTGATAGCACTGGTACGGTCTCTCTTCTGTTTACTCCAAATGTAAGCATTGCTACGAAAGTAACTGTATTTAAAAATGCAGTTACTCTTGACCAAGACACTAACCTAGGAGTTGCGATTACTTTCAGTAACGCTTCTATTGGCGGAGAATTTGGAACTTATGAGGGAACTGAATCAGATATTAAGAGATCATTTGGATTAACCCATGAAAATAATGAGATTTTCGAAAGATACTTCACTGGGAATGATAGTTCTGTTGTTAATGTAACAAGTAATACTATTACTATTCCAAATCACTTCTTTGTAAGTGGTGAGAAGATTGAATATGTTCACGTTGGAACTGCTTCCTCTGCTGTTGGAATCGCTACAACATCCTTCGTTGGTGCTTCAAATACAACATTCTTACCTGGAGAAAATATCTTTGCAGTCAAGGTTGATGATAATAATATTAGGATTGCTGCTAGTGCTGAAAAAGCACTTAAAGATGTTCCTGAAATAGTAGAACTTGAAAGTGTTGGTATTGGAACTTCTCATAGATTTGTAGCAACTAATCAAAATGCTAAGATTATGGTTGCTATTGATAATCTCATACAATCTCCTATTGTTGCTACTTCAGTAACTACAGGATTGTCCACCAATACAACCATCTTTGAAAACGTAATTAAATTTAGTGGAATAACGTCATTCTTTGGATCTGATCTAATCAGAGTTGGTAGTGAGATTATGAAGATTGAAGGTGTTGGTATCGGCAGTACTAATTTCATAAAAGTCCGTAGAGGATGGTTGGGAACTAGAGTTGCCGCTGCTGCAACTCATGCTTTAGTTACTAAAATTACAGGAAACTATAATGTCGTAGATAACGTCCTTAATTTTGTAGAGGCACCTTTCGGAAATACTCCTATTGGTTCCACAACTAATCCACCAGATCAAAGAGACTATGTTGGAATTACGACAAGTTCTACTTTCCAAGGAAGAAGTTTTATTAGGTCTGGAATAACGGGTGGATCTAATAATTCTTATAGTAAAAATTATATCTTTGATAATGTTAATGGCCAATTTAATGGAACTACTAATCAATTTACTTTAGAACAATCTAGTAGTAATATAACGGGAATTACTAATGAAAATGCAATTATTCTAGTTAATGATATTTTCCAAGTTCCTTCTTCGGATAAAGATTATGTTCTATCTGAGAATTCTGGAATTACTTCTATAACATTTAATGGCACTTCTCCACAAACTCCTCTTGGACCTGATGTAGGAATTTCTAGTTTCCCTAAAGGTGGAATTATAGTTTCTGTTGGTTCGACTGAGGGATTTGGTTATCAACCTCTTGTTTCTGCTGGTGGAACTGCAATCATCTCTGGATTCGGTACTATCTCCTCTATTAGTATTGGTAATAGTGGGTCTGGATATAGATCTGGTATTCAAACAACTGTCAATGTAGGGGTTGGGACTTCAAGCACTGGAACAGGAAACATTCAATTCGTTGGAGTTGCTTCTATCAGTAATGGACATATTGTAAGTGTTGCAATCACAAATCCAGGAACAGGTTACACTCATACTAATCAACCGTTTGTTGTATTTGATGATCCGGTATCGTATTCCAATATGCGTTTATTCTACAGTTCTTCTTCTGCTGCTGGAGTTGGAACTGAGGCAACTATCGATGTTGTAGTTGGTAATGGTTCTAGTATTATTGATTTCGAAATTGATAATACTGGATATGGATATAGAGATGGTTCTATATTAACGGTTGCAATCGGAGGAACAACAGGAATACCAACTACATCATCTTATTCTGGGAATGAGTTCCAAGTTACTGTTGATGAAGTTGCAGATGATAAGTTTGCAGGTTGGTCTGTAGGAACTTTACAGGTTCTTGATAATATTGAAGATCTGATTGATGGAGCAAGAAAAGATTTCCCACTTAAATTGAACGGAGCAATTACTTCAATTGTTTCTTCTCCAGGTTCAAAAATTGATGTTCAAGATGTATTAATTATTTTTGTAAATGATATTTTACAAGAACCAGGTGTAGGATATGAATTTGCAGGGGGAAGCACACTCACCTTTACTGAGGCATTAAAGATTGGTGATATTGTTACCATTATTTTCTATAAAGGAAATGGTGATAGTGACGTTATTTTTAGAGATGTGATCGAAACGGTTAAGAAAGGTGATACATTACAATTAAAACATATGGCAGGTTCTCAAGCACAAAGTCTTGATGAAGATGAAAGAAGTGTTCTTAATATTCTTTCAACTGGAAATGTTGCAACAAATCCTTACTTTGGACCCGGAAATACTAATGATGTAACTTTAGTAAGACCAGTTACCTGGTGTAGACAAACTGAAGATAAGATTATTGATGGTATTCCGACAGGAAAAGATAGGGAACTTTATGAACCTATTATTAACCCAACAGCATACATTATTAAAAATGTTGGTGTAGGTTCAACTGCAGTATATGTCGATAGTCTGAGACCACTATTTAATCCTCAAAATGAGGCAGCAGACTTACAGTTCCAAGATAAAATTAAATTTATTGCTCAAGAACCAAAAGTTGGTGCATCTGCAACAGCAGTTGTTTCTGGGTTTGGTACTATTTCTTCTGTTGTAATATCTGACGGCGGTGTTGGATATAGCACTGCAACAGTAAGTTTTGGTTACACCTCTGCGTCTAGAGCATTTGGTACAGTTACCATAAGTGCTGGTGGAACTGTAACTGGTGTTGCAATTACCTCCCCTGGAGTTGGTTATACATATACAAGCGTGCCTACTGTTCTTATCTCTCCTCCAGGACATACTGAAGAGGCATGTAGTGTAAATACTTATTCTGGTGATAATGGTATTGTTGTTGGATTTGGAACCACTGTTGGTCCAAAACTAATCTTTGACATTCATGTTCCATATGATTCTTTCCTCAGAAATACAGTTGTTGCTGGAACTGCCGTTACAATAACATCTATTCAAGCAAATGATTACTTCATGATTAAAAAATCCAACGTTGGTGTTGGATCTACATTTGTAGACGGAATATATGAGGTCGCTAGTATTGAAACATTTGAGAGAGATGTTGTTGGAATATCAACGACAGTTAAGAGATTATTTGTTGACGCTACCATTGTTCCTTCAGGATACTCTTCTGGAATTACAACTTCTGATACTGGTTTCGGTGACTTTAGTTGGGGAAGAATTGATGTTTCCTCAAGAGATCTCACAAGTTCTTATACTGCATATACTTCTGGTATAACTACTTCGACTAAAGTCGTTAGGACAAACTTCTTGAAGTCTAAAAATTATACCGCAAACTCCTAATAAATAAAGAAAAACCTGCGTCAAATGGCTGCTATTATAACGGATCAGATTAGGATATTAAACGCAAAGAATTTTATTGCTGGGGTGAATAATTCCAGCAACTCTTATTATTCTTTTGTTGGGTTACCTAATCCTACAGATTATCAAAGTGATTGGGATACTGATCCTCCTGCACCTAAAGATAATTTTGATCAAGAGAATGATTATTGGGATACAATGATTGCTCTCAAGAAAATTGAAAGTTCTGATGCAAATCAAGTAGTTCCAAAAAGAACATGGAGTTCTGGTACTGCTTATGACATGTATCGTCATGATTATAGTAGAACTAATACAGCAAAGATTTCTGGATCAACTTCATTATATCTTGCAAATTATTTTGTAATGAATAGTGACTTTAGAGTTTACATTTGCCTACACAATGGAATAGACCCAGATAATCCTACAGGAAAGGCATCTTTGGATGAACCAACTTTCACTGATTTGGAACCAAGAAGTGCAGGGACTAGTGGTGATGGATATATTTGGAAATATTTGTATACTATTAAACCAAGCGAGGTAGTAAAATTTGAGTCTACCCAGTATATGCCAGTCCCAGCAAATTGGGGAACTGCAACTAATAATGCAGCAGTTAGAGATAACTCTATTGATGGTAGTATTAAAATTGTGACTATTACTAATCGTGGAATTGGTTTAGGAACGGCAAATGCAACTTATACGGGAGTTCCTATCCGTGGAGATGGAACTGGAGCAGAATGTACTATTGTAATCAATGGCAATCAACAAGTAGGGCAAGTAATTGTTTCTAATCAGGGTTCCGATTACACTTATGGAAATATTGATTTGGTTGCTGGTGGAGTTCCTACAGGAACCACTAGACCAACCTTTGATGTAATTATTCCTCCACAAGGAGGACATGGTGCAGACATTTATAGAGAATTGGGAGCATACAATGTTCTTCTCTATTCTAGAATTGAAAATGATAATGAAAATCCAGATTTTATTACTGGAAACCAAATATCTAGAATTGGAGTTGTAGAAAATCCAGAACAGTTTGGTTCATCTTCAAAATTAGAATCGAGTAAAGCATCTGCTGTAAATGCACTTAAATTAGTAGGAACTGGGTATAGCACTGCAACCTTTACAGCAGATGCATATTTTACTCAAACGGTATCCACAGGATCAACTGCTGTAGGAAGAGTTGTTAGTTATGACCAGACCACTGGAGTTCTTAAATTTTGGCAGGACAGAAGTCTTGCAGGATTTAATACTGTTGGAACAGCACAAACTCAACCTACATATGGATTTGATTTAACAGAATTTACATCAACTCCTGGAACAGGTGGAAGTTTGTCTATCACGCCATCTACTGGTTCAAATTTAAATATTGATGAAAACTTTACTGGTATATCTACGGTAATAAATAATCGTACTTACTATCTTGGTCAGAGTTTTACGAGCGGTGTTGCCAGTCCTGAGGTTAAAAAACACTCTGGAAATATTATTTACGTTGACAACAGACCATCTATAACCAGATCGTCAAACCAAAAAGAAGAAAAAAAAATTA